TTATTTGCAATCCCAAAAGAGGTAAACCTTGGTTTGGGATAGCATTCCAACTATTTTTATTAGTTTGGCGATTTTCTCATTGTTGGCGTTTCTTATAGCTAGCGTGTAGTCAGAAGTCTTCCCGAAAGGTTGGTGACGGCTGACTGAGAACTCTTTTTTGAACCTCGGATGATTGTTTTTGGCGAAGGCCTCTTGGAGTGTACCTAACTGTTGGGGATTTAGGCTTTCAAGTTGTTCTCTAACATAACGCTCACTGCCTAAAAGCTGCAGGTTAAAACCCATCTGCGAGAGCACTTTTGTGATGGCGGAAACGCTTTCTACCGATTGTTGCTGTGCTATCCTTTGCATGCCTGCTTTCTCTGCGAAAGGCGAATACTTTGCCATAACAGCAATCAACTCAACGTAAGGTGTTCCCACTAGGGGAAGGGTTTCACAGATCAATTTGGCGCCTAAACCGATGGTTCGGTATTTTGGGTGGATGACTACTCGGTTGATGATGCTTAGTTTTTTGTTTAGCTCTTGGATTGGCATTCTCGGAAGCACAAGACGCCTGCCATAGCAGGCTGGCGGCGGGTAACTGTACACTATGACGCCGCAGAGTTCATCGCCTCTTACTAGCCGATAGATTTTCCGTGGAACCGCAACCTTATGCCCTCGATAATGGAAAGGACTAAGCTTTACCCAATCCTGCTTGTTTCCTTCCTCAATTCTCATCTCTCGGATAAGGCTGCATTCAACCGTTGGCTCGTTTGGGTAATAGCCGATTTGGATTTCTTCCCCAAACCGCTTCCGGACTAAAACGCTTGGCTTTAGGTCCTCCAGTAGATCGCTGTGAGTTGTTGCTGCTATGACTGCTTTGCCTTGTTGACGGGCGATTTTCTGAATGTTGTAGGCGATGATTTTTGCTGTGTCTCGGTCTAAGCATGCGGCGAATTCATCCATGAGCCACCACTGCTTGCCGCTTTCGATTAGTTTGGCGATTCTGTAACGGTACTTCTGGCCGTCACTGAGCTGGTTATATGTGCGCAAGAATAGGAAGGCATCGTTTAGCCCAACTTTGCTTAGCAACTCTAAGCCTTCTTCGACTGTAGCTCCGACGATCTCGATCAATGGCTTCTCAGCATCTACTACCACATCGGATAGGTCGATACCTTCCTCGCCTAAGTCTGCCTTGATCGCTCGCAGCAGAACGCTTTTGCCGCTGCCACTATCCCCAGTGATATAGACGATGTCTTGAGGTCCAATCTTCAACTCAGCATCCAAAACCTTGAACCGCTGGGCATCGTCGATGCCTAACCCGAAAGCTTCAGCAACAACCAAGCTGCGAGGTGTTGGCTTAGTATGTGTTTCATAGCTGATGTTGAACGTGAACTTGCCTTCCGTCCGGTCGTAGATTCGGCGGAATTGCCTTATGCGGAAGTCTCTTTGTCGTCTCATTTCTTGGTCACCTTGGAATAACCGTTAGGAATGGTTCGGGTTCCATCTGCACGGTCGCAAACACGGCTAGCGCTATACTCCAAAAGACGTCGTCGTGTGTGCCGTTGGGGTGTGAGTAGCCTATGGCGCCGTCTTTGCGTAGGTCATAGCGTTCCACGTTAAGCTCGGTGCAAAGGTCGCCTCTATATGGTCGTTCCCAGTTGAGCAGTGGATAGTAGAACTGCTTGTTCATCATGCGCTGCTTCAACAAACTCGCCATCTCGCTTTTTCTGGGCACGCTAAAGTTGACGCCTTCAGCGTTCTCAATACCAGCATTCTCCATGTCGGCTATGATGCTTGGGCCTTCCCTTGTGAAGTCAACCCTGATTTTTTGGAATCCGCCCCAACGGTCCTGCAGCGCCTTAAGATAACCGAGAACATGAGCGTAGAGTGTGGGCTGCTGGAAAATCTTCAAATGCCTAAGAAACAGCTTGTCATTTAGGCGCTCAACGACTGAAAGCACACAATAGTCTCTGGTTTGTGCCAGGTCAAGTCCAACAAAGAATTCTCCCTCACAGCTCGCATTAGGATTAAACTCTTCGAGGTCTTCACCGCAATTCTTCTCCGTGCCCACACAGGCAACAATAAGACTTTGAGCTAGCCAAACATCTTCGTCTTCAGCCCATTCAGCCTCCATTTCCCGCCGCCAACGTGCAGGATCATCCCCGAACTGCCGCTTTATCTTCTCAATAATTGCGGGCTTTAGTGGACCGTCAGGTTCGAGTGCCTGCTGCCAACTGATGTGCGTTCTGCCAAAGTCGCTGTAGTCTTTGTGGTTGCACATCTTCCAAAACAGGCTATCGGTACTCCATGGCGTAGATGTGGCGATTAGTCTGCCGTTGGTTGTGCCTAAAGTGAACAAGATAGCATCATAGAGGTCTTCATCGTTAGCGGTGAAGTTGCATTCTTCCCACCAGATAACATGGAAAGCTGGACCACGAATCGTATCAGGATTATTCGGGAAAGCCTCAATCACGCTACCATTGGGCAAGCTGACTCTGGTTTTTTGAATTCCCCGCTCGCAGCCAAGGTATTTACGGGCAAAGCCGCCGATGCGCCTAACGTTGAGTTTGGTTTGACGCCAGCTTGGACCAACAATAGCAATGTAGCTGTTAGGATGCTCGATAGCGTACTTGAGGACTAAGCCAGAAACGATAAAGCTCTTGCCCGTTTGCCTAACTGGGATGAACGTGTAGAAGGCCAAGTAGTCGTTTAGGTAGTAGCCCGCTTCAATCATCACCTGTTCAGCTTTAAGGGAAGAAATAACGGCTAGCAAATCCAAAGGTTCACCATAAGCCACTGTTGCGGCGGCTTCTCGAACAGGATACAGCGTCACCGTTTCGCCTTTGCTTTTTAGAATCTTGGTGAACTGGGTTACTGGCTCCTCGTAGTGTAGGAAAAGTTCGGCTAGCCAGCAAACCGTGACTATGGCCTGCTTATTCTCAACAAAACTGTAGCCTGTGTGTTTGGCGCCCCAATACATGAACTCCTCTGCATGTTTGCCGATGACTTCTACGCTTAGCCTAAGGCTTGGCTTGTCGTGGTTGCTACGGATTTTCCAAAGAATCCCGCTTGTGACGGCGTCATAGTAGTCACAGGCTGAAAAGCGGCTAACGACGTCTATGTAGCCAGCCCAACATACTGCAGGGTCATAGGCGGGATATTTTGCGCTTGCCCTAATGTTGTTTAAGGTGTTGTAGACTTTTTGGCAGCTAACGCTCCAGCCCTCAACCGTATACAATCCTAGCAGGGCGTAGGCAAATGGGTCGTCGTAGACCTCGTTTTCGGTTAAGCCGACTCTGTGCCATTTGCCATCTGCAGGGTCATAGTTTAGCCAAAGGTTCTCAAAGCCAGTTCTAAGAAAGCCTATTGCCTTGCTTATGATGCTGTTGTAGATTGCAAAGTTTAGGCTGTCGTGTTTCTCAGATAGTAGCTTTAAACCGATTAAGCCATAGAGACATTCAACGTCCAGTTGCAGAAGCCAAGCGTCCCCAATCGTCACTGCCCTTGTGAAGCCGCCGTAGGCCTGCTGGTCCTGCATGGTTTTAAGGAAAGTTCCGCCTGCTATCTTTGCTGCGTCCAAATAGCTTGAATTGCTGGTAAGTTCATAGGCGCTCAGAAGTGAGGGTATGGCTCTGCAGGCGTCTACACTATAATAGTAGGTGCTTTCTTCTGCGCTTTTGAAGCCGCCATAAGCCTTCTTTGCTGGGTCGGTGCATTGTTGTGTTAGAACCCAATCGGCTAAACTCACGGTTTTGGCGTAGATTTCGGCTTTTCTGTCCTTAAATTGTGGGGCAGAGTAGGCTTCACAGAGAAAGTCAATAGCAAAGCTAGCCGCTAAAACGCCTCTGCCATACGCTGGGTCTGGTGTGCTCGGTGGAATAACATAAACATAAGGCGCATAGTCCATGACGAATTGGTAATAGGATTCAGGAACGGTTCCCATGGCTAGACGCCTCCCACATATGGCTCTTTGAGGCTGGCAAGAATCCGCTCAAATTCCGTCTGCAAAACCGTCAAGCTGGGCAAAGCTGATGTTGAACTACTAAGGTCTCCGACACTAAAGTTCAAGCCAACTGCTGAGCCACCCGTCAAATAGCAGACCGCATAAATTGCTGCCAAAAGTGTGATGGCTTCTTTTTGGGCGTCGGTGCAGTTTTGGTAGTCGATATCAGCGGAGAGTTCAAGCTCTAAAGCGACCTGTGCACGCTTAATCATCTTTAGAACCTTCGTCAGAAATATCCGAATCGCTAATGTTTAGGGTATCTCTGACGTCTTCCATTGATACGCTACCCATCTTCTATGCAGCTCCTGTGCTTCTTGGGGCTTGCCGCCCATCAGTTCTTTGATGCCTGCAATGATTCCGCCCACCATTGAACTGCCAAGAATGCCTAGCTCGACGTTTCCAACTGGAAAGCCAAGCCCCATCCAAGTAGCCAATGGCGGCAGAACGAAAGCGGCAAACATCAAAAGCGCCTGCTGCTTGTCTGACAACTTCATTCTTGTTTTACCTCCTTACCTTGAACACCAGCCTGCTCTGGTGTATTTTCGGGTTTGGCATCCCACAGTTCCCAGCCAAACTTGACTGCGTTCTTTCGGAACTCTTCAGCCCTAACCAGCCCAAGCTCAGCGGCTTTGATGAGGTCGGCGGGCACTAACTCTGGTGTTTCAGGACTGCCAAAATTGAGCCTAACCTTCGCCTTAGCAGCGTCTAAACCCGCCTGTGTCACCTTGACTGCAAAGATTTCTTTCTCCACTTGACGCTTGATGTACCGCTGGACGGGTTTTATGAGCATGTCTTGCAAATCCAGTGCTGCCCTTGCCGATGCTTCGGTGAAGCCTGGAGTGCTAAACAACCGTGGCAGAGGCGTCTCGCATCCAAGATAAAATTGGTTGACCATGTGGTCGATGTAGTACTCAAAACGTGCTCTTGGGTCGATAGAAACTGGATAGACGCCTACATTTTTAGCACCACTAAAAAGCCACTGCCCCTCTTCTGGGCGGTTCTTAATCGCAGACTCATACTTTTTGATAGTGTCCTCTTTTTGGCCTTCAAGCTGAACAACGACGTCGGGTCCAGCGTACTTTTTGAAGATGTTTGGCAGAATCTTTTCTATTTTAGCCTTCATCCAAGCATAGGATGGGCGCTTATCTGTGTCAATTGTCAACGTATGCAAAAGAACCTGCAGCAAACCGACGCCGAACCCAGATGGGACATCACCGTTTAGGCGCCAGTGAATGACGGCTTCGGGCTTTAACTCGTTTCCAGCATTGCCCGCATAGCTGCCCCTAAGCTGGTAACCTGTAACCTTGTAGGGTATTTTCAAGTCAGGAATAGAACTCAAGCCTATCCGTTGAACCGAATCAATCGGCATACGCAACATGTCGGCTAGCCGTTCCGGGGTGAGTTTGAGCCAGAAATCGTTACCGCAAGCAATCAGAGGCTTAGCCATATCGTTTAGAAGCCCATCAAGATTGACGTCTTCACAGAACCTATCTACAGCCGCTTTAGCTTCTGAGGCTTTATCATATTTCTCGTCAACTGTGGTGTAGAAGCCCATGCCAACCGTGGAAGCTGCCAATAGGTCTACGCTGCTTTTGCAGGTTGGGTCTCGGTCGTAAAGTTTTATGACATCGGCTAGTGGGATGCATGAGGTGTCAAAGAACACCCTATCCTTTGGGGAAGCCACGCCCGAAGCAGGCGCATAAGATAGCACTTCACGGATTTTCTTTAAGACGAAACTCATTGCGGGTTTAACCTCAAACGATTTTTTGGTTCCCAAAAAATGGGGAGAAAGATTGTTGGTTTAGAGCAGCCTAAGTCATGGTCTGCTTAACGTTGGTCATTTTGGCAATAGCTTTAGAGCGGAGGATGCCAGCGCCAAACCTTGTGGTTCCACGGACACCGTACTTGCCGTTTTTAACGTCTTCCCAGTCTTCCACAGTAACGTCTCGACGTAGAAGCATAACAGAAGCCACTCGTGTGTCAATGGCATACATCGTTCCGTTAGGTACCAGAGTGCTTGACTGCACCGTCATACCAAGCACACTACCGATAGTGCCCTGTTCAATGTCAGTCTCACTACTTGGCAGGTACACCGATTTCACGAACTTGTCATCGTTAAGCAGTTGATGTAGTTGCATTTCGTTGACAGCAAGAATATTGGGACGCCAGTTTTCTCTGCGGACAGCTTCATGCAAGCTCAGAAGTGAAGCCCAGCTAGCCACAGCACCACCGCCAGCCAGTTCTGCGCCAGTTGCCAAGTCGCCTGCTTGAACTGCAGCATACAATGCGATGATAACTTCCGTTTCCCTTTGTCCCAGCGCTCTACCTACATTGTCGACTGCTTTGTTCATTACATTCCATGTGGCGTCTTCGAGGTATTCACGGGTCCACTCATCAGCGGATTCTGCCAGTTGATTGGTATAGATATCAACTGTGGAGGCTTTCTTTGCGCTCAGTCTTGTGATGGCGCCTTCTGCATAGCGGTAGCCAACCGCGCCTGCGTCGAGCGGGAAACGCTCCATCGCCTCAGAAGTTGGCATAACGGTGATAATATTTCTGCCAATCAGCTCAGGCCATGCATCGTCAACCATGGTGTCATGCATTCTGCCAAGAGCGCCCGCCATATCACTAAAGAAGCCCTCTTTGACTCCTGTCTGTGCATAGCGTTTTAGGAAAGGGTGCTCGGTTTTCTGCTTGAGTTTCTCGTAGAGTTCATGCTGGTCATTGGGCTTAGCCATCAGTGCTTCGAAAAGTCGCGGTTTCAAAGTTATCACTTCTCCACTTCGATAAAGATCAGGTCGTTGTCTGCGGTTGCAGATTGGAGAGCGGTTCCGAGTTTGCGGTTGTAGTATACGGTGTAGGTTGCTGCTCCGCTTTCATCGACGGGTTGGTCTACTAGCTGCGTTACCTTGTTACCGCCTGCACTACATACGCCATAACCTCGGGTTATGGGGCCATTAGCTGTGACTTTGACTCTGCCCTTTTTGAGCACAGAACACATATCGCCAATTGCCACTGTTTTTGTTGCTACACCGATGGCCATGTCTCCGCCTGGGCTAGGCGAGACCTTGTCATCAGAGCTCAGATAGACGGGTGAGCCTTTGGTGATTGCGGCTTCAGCTTCAAAGGATTCTATGATAGCGTCGGCGTCGTCGGTTTCTCCTATAGCCATCCAGCTTTTGCCAGTTTTATCAGCCATAAAGTGTCAAATCAGTTTTTGTTGAATTTCCCAAAGTTCGTCCTTTGGTACTCTTCCTCATAGAAATGAGCATAAACACAGCTAGCTGCCTCCAGCTTTCTGCTCTAGCCGTTGGACTACTCTTCGTACTTCTTGGCACATTCTTTGCGGTCCAAGGCTCCAGCTTCTCTGAACCATATTTGAAGGCAAAACTGATTCGATAAGTTTGGCAGCTTCGGAGACCGCTATCATTTTTGGCGGACTCTTTAGCAAGCCGCCACCCGGGACTTGTTTGCGTAGGTCCTCGATGGTTTTTTCTGCCTCAGTCAGTTTGTCCTCTGTTTGAGTTAACTTTTCCATAACTTGCACGTTAGTCTCGGGAATACCCGGCACCGCCACAAGACTTAACTCGGCATTATGCAAGCCATGGGGAACCTTGCCATCCACAAGTTCGACGGTTTCATAGTCGGCTCCTACGCTGACGTGCTGGATTAAGCCGTTGCGGATCTTCTCAGCAGTCGCCTCATCGTAGATTAGGGCTTCATACCAGAGGTTATGCCCATCCCAATCGGTTTTGGTGACTTTGCCGATTGCATTGGGAACCGCCACATGCTCAATGTAAACAGGTGCATTCACTAGTTTATCTGTGAAGGCTTGGAGTTCTTCTTGGGTGTAGATGTTGTGGTTGCGGCTCATGCCAGTACACATGGCTATGCCGCGAATCCGCAAAGGCTTGTCCGATACGGATTCAAGAACGGCAAAGGGCAAAACAGCAGCCACATGCTCCCTAACCCGCTTGCAACCCTTACAGCAAGCGCCATCCATAGACATAGTATAACCAAAAAAACAAGCCATAACCGTAGATAAATGGCTTGAGAGCCCAAACACGATAATATCAAAAACACGATATTTTAACGACAAAAAGTACGATCTGGTTGTTACTCGCAGTCAACCTTGTATTCTTTATAAAAATCGGAAGAAGAAAAATCACCAAATAATTTTGGATAAGTTGAACTAAAACCTGTCAGATCGTTGACCCCAGATTAGTCAAGAAAGTTTGACGAAAAAGCTTTTTAAGAATAAAATTTACACCAATTTTGGTGCAAAGGTATGTCTAATAGAAAAACGGCGCTAATTATTTTAGCACTTATGTTTTCTGTGGCAATTCCAATAAATTTGGCTGATTTGGTAAGCGCAAATTATTCCCCACCGCCCTCAATAGAAATTCTTTCGCCAATCTCCTCCCCTAAAGTCTATCAAGACGCCTCCGTTCCTCTGTCTGTTATCGTTAATGTCCAAACAGACGCTCCAGACGTCGCTTATGTTTGCTATAGCATAGACGGAAACGCTAACATTACAATTACAAGCTTAACAAAGACCGAAGACGTTTCCTACTGGACAACCACACCAGGCGTCTTTGCAAAAGGGAACGCTTTTCGGGCAGAAACTACTTTGAATAATTTGACTGATGGCACACATACTCTTGCTGTTTACGCTCATGATACAGCTGGCAATGAAATGTCCAAATCCATAGACTTTACAGTAGACTCTAACTATGTGCCCCCTCAACCTCCACTTACCGATTCCATGAATCATACGGCAGTACCTTCGCCGTCGATAGGTCAGACGGAAACTCCGAAGCCTACGACAAACATGGATACAAATAGTTTTCAATCGCTTGAAAACCCATTACCTTTCATAGCCATAGCTTGTGTGGCGGTTTCAGTATTAGGCGTCGGGTTGTACTTTAAGAAAAACAGGCGAGTAAAGTCTTGAGAAAGCGCAAATGGTTCATACTCATTACTGCTGTTGTTCTAGCGGTCGTTTTATCGCTTGTAGGTTTTCAACTATTAGTTGATTCGCATATGTACCCTCAGGATGCAATTCAGGACACGTCTAATCTCTCTGTAAGCGGCGAGATTATTTCTATTGAGGATAATTATAGGGTTGACGGATTCTGGGATGGTTCTTACCACATTTTTCGCTCGTACATTCGCTTGAACATAACCGATATTGAATGGGTCGATAACAACTTGGCGGATTGGGTAGTTATCAGCTATGAGAACAATACGGTGAATGGTTGGAATACAATCGGGATAGGTTATGATAACTCAGATAACCCTCAATTTGCAGTAGGGCAGGCTATAGAATGCAAAGGGTACTATGTACCGCACACTGATACGCCCTACTCATACATAATTACTATCTCGCCTAACATAAATGAAAGCTACCTTAAAACGCAGTTATGAAAAAAATAGAATCATTCTAATTAAGTGCTTCTGGGCCTAGCCCTTTAACAAACTCTAAATCAGCCTTTGCTCGCTCGATTTTCTTTAAAGCGTTCTTTCTTGAACGGGTTACGTTTGGCGTCTCCATCCTTAACTGTTTAGCTATTCGGTAGTCACTCAAACCCTCCTTATGCAACCGTAAAATCTGCCGTTCACGCTCAGTCAACGCCAAAGTTAGGTCTCCTCTTCAGAAACACTATGTACTGTCACGCCTTCGACTAGCAAATCCTTCTTCGATGCTTTGTAGGCGTCTACGCCGAAGCTGGTCATAGCCCAGCACCAACCCCGCCGCTCAACAACCGCCGAATCCAACTCTTTAGCCAGACGCTTATTCATGCGAACAATCCGTCGGGTCACTTGATGGCGGACAATCTTGAATTCAGCCAGCTTGGCGGCTATGTCTTTAGGCAGTAGCCCGGGAGCGCCGGCTTCAAACAGCAGCTGAAGGATTGCCTTGTCGATCTCATCTTCGCAAGCTGCCTCTTCGATAAGCGACTTCTCAAAGTGCAGTGAGTCTTTTAGGCCAGCAAAGATAACGCGGAGTAGCAGTTTGATTTCGGCTACGTCTCGGTCGAGTTTCTTGTCCTTGGCAAGTAGGTACTTGAGTTTTCCAACCTTGTCAGCTTGGCTACGCTTCTTTTTCTCTGCTTTTTGGGCTGAAAACGCCGTGTTTTGAACAGGTTCATCGCTTGTTTCCATGTCAAAGTGCACACTCCAAGGTTTTCGTTCCATCAAAACAGGGTGAAATTGATACTTGGTAATCAGGACTAACTAACCGTAGAAAATTGACTTGTAAAAAGCATGGACTTTTCCCATGCCCTCGGCATACTGCTAAGATAGCTTTTGAACAGGTTTTCACTGCCAAAATCGGGCTAACGAACATAGCTTTTGCCTCCATCCCCAAACTTAACCGCTTCTTTACCTGCATCATTGCCTTTTGCTAAACCCAAAGCTTCAGAGAGCAATCCTACAAGACGTTCGTTAAGAGTCACCAGCCCACTGACCGTTTGAATAAGAACATTAACTTTTTCAGCTAACTCTACAAAAAGCTCTGGACTGCGAACAGCAGCAACCGCCAATTCTTTTCGGTTGTACTCAAAATGCCTTTGACGGTCCGGTGGGCTGTTATCTAAACCGCCCATGGCGCCGTCCTTTAGGTGAACCTTGAAGGTGCCAACGCCGTCCAATTCTTTGGCTTCTTCAGTGAAAACCTCCCAAACGGGAGCATGCAACGGCACACCTTCCTCGCTAAGAACCATGCCAAACCGAACCATCAACTCCAACCGCGCACGGCCAACAATCTGACCAGCAGTCACCAAAAGCGCATCCGCATCAAAATCCCGCAATTTACCAGGATGAATAATGATGCTCCGACTAGTCTTAACTACGCGAACGTTTCCCAGCTTAAAGCCCCACTTAACCCAGTTCCGAGGCTCCCCAAGCTTTCTCCAATCGATAGGATGCTGCTTATCCTCTTCTTTGAGAATCTCAAACTTAACCGCATGATCCTCCAACACATGCACGCAACCAAAGTCTCCCTCACCCGTAGTGAAGTTTTTTGAACGCTCAAGGATTTTCTTTCCAAGAGGCGTTAACTCGTAGTATTTGACTATGCCATCGGCTAGCAGGCGCAGGCAGTCGGTCTTTAGGGCATGGTTTTTCCAGTGGGAAACTAGGCTTTTGGAGCAGCCTACGAGTTTGGCGGCGTCGCTTGCTGTGCAGTCAGGCGTACCTAAAACTCGCAGTATCCGTAAGCCGCGCTGTGAGAACCCTAAAAGTTCAATTTTGCCCTTGAACTGTTGAACTGGTTTACGGGAAACGGGTTCAACGGTTCGGTCAGTGTCAACCAAAAAAATCACCTCAGCCTAGGGAGAACGCTCTCCCTGATGTCTTGTCTTATGCCCTCGATTAAGTAGTCAAGTTCGGCTGGGCTTAGCAGTTGTATGGCGAAGTATTCGGCTATTGCTGCGTTTAGGGATTCGCGGTTTTCAGCGGTGTCTTTTATGCGAAAGAAAGCAGAGATACTATTAGGGAGGACTGGTGCCACCATGACTTCGAACTCTGCGTTTTTGGGTGTTCCTGGCGAAAAATACCAGTGCTCCATATACTGCCCAAAGCCGCAGTTAATGCTAAAGACAATCCATCGCTCATCAGTAAGCCAGTCAACCGCATCCACCCTGCTAAAACCCAGCTCTATCTTACACTTTTGAAAAGCGTCGGTTGGCTCGTATTTTCTCAAACGTGAGCCTCCCTAGTATGCCCTCTGGGATGGAACTTAGAGCAGGCATCGCTTGAAGCTATCCGGTTGATTGATTTCTTGCCCTTCAAGGTAGGCTCGGAGCAGCGTCCACACCAAAAAGTGCAATCCATGCACTGAGGGACTTTAGGCGTTGGTTTTTTAGCGCCTAACGTAGGACCTTCTGTATGCTCAAAAAAAGAAAGGGGAGAACAGGATAAATTCGTGACAGATATGGCGGGCCCGGTGGGATTTGAACCCACGATCTCCGGCTCCGAAGGCCGACACCTTAATCCGTGCTAGGCTACGGGCCCACGTCCATGCTTTCTGGATGGAATACAATCATTTCCGCATCTGACTAATATGGGTTATTTTGCTGGAACCCAATCCTTGTATCAGTAATCGCGCTTCTCTTTACGCAAGTAATGCTTTCCCGTCGTCCTGTTATAGTTGTATTCTATGTAGCCTTCAGTTCCGTAACGGCTCATTTTCTCGCTATAGTCTGGGTCAGTTTCACAGATTTCGATTGGTTCCCATTCTCTGTCGCTACCATAGAGTCGCTCTGAGATCGGTGCGTAGACTTTGACGTACTTGTCGCTGTTTTCGCCTAGTAGGTTTGCTACTGCGTCAGAGTTGCCTTTGAGGTATCGTTCAAGAACCGCTCGCCAATGCCTGTTACTGTAGAAGGTGATCTTGTCGATTTCTGGGATGCCTAAGCGTCTGGCCGCTCTTTTTCTTGCGCGTCTAAAGCATAGTCCTGCTGCATCCGTATCTTTGTAAGTAAATATGAGGTCTACATTTTTCTGTTTACGGTTACGGCAAGTCGCAATGTTATATTGTTGATTTCGCCATTCTGTCAGCATATCGATGACTTTGACGAATCGTCCTTTCAGCTGGATAGTTCTTGTTCGCCCATGTTTAGCCGGATGGTTAATCGCTATTGTTTTTCTTGAGAAGTCGATGTCTTTCCACTCGATTCTTAAGGCTTCAATGGGTCTGGCAGCTGTTGCCATTAACACGAAACAGAACACCTGCATCTGGAAACTGAAGGTAGCGTAGAGTAATTCCATGTGCTGTGTCTGTGGCAGATTGTATTCAGGTGTTCGGTAGTCAAAGTGCGGTATCTTAACGTCTTCCATATGCAGGTAGCTTTTAACGAAGCTGGTGTAAGCTTTGCAGTAGCTGTTCTTGTTGCAGTTACTCCATTTACTCAT